AAAAAAAGTCTCGGGCCTCCCGCGCTCCCGCTGTTCATATGCCAGTGCCTGGCAAACTCGAACAACTCATAAAAACCGTTCCCGGCTTTGATCCGTATGCCGACGCCGACGATTGCTACTTCGACCCGAAGAAGGCGCGCGCGAAGCTCGACTTTTTCGAAAAGAAGCTTGTGTTGGTGCGTGGCCGTTTTGCTGGTCAACCGTTCGCGCTGGCCCCTCATCAACAGGCCGAAGTAGCGAACCTCTTTGGATGGTTCCGTAAGGACCGCACTCGACGATTTCGCGAAGCCTACGTCAGCGAAGCGCGCAAGAATGGCAAGTCAACCCGCATCGCCGGGATCGCGGTAGCAGAGCTGGCGGAGCCCACCGAGGCCGGATCGGAAATCTATTCCGCGGCGTCCCAGGCGAGACAGGCAAGACTCGTTTTCCGGCCCGCGGCAGCGATGATCCAGAAGTCGCCCTGGCTCAAGGCGAGGCTGAGGGTTTGGAAGCACTCCATCGAAAACCTTGCCGATCCACTGACAACCTATCAGCCTGTCACGGCCGAAGCGCACAGCGCGCACGGATTTGAGCCGCAGCTCGTCGTATTGGACGAACTGCACCTTCAGCAAGACCGTGATCTCTACGACGTCTTCCGTGGCGGCATGGCCGCGCGCGAACAGCCGATGCTTATCAGCATTACCACCGCCGGACACGATCGGGAGTCAATTTGTTACGAGGTCTACGGCCACGCGAAAGCGATCATGGACTATTCCAGGGGGTCGGACCGGCTTCGCGACCCCGATTTCTTCCCTGCCATCTACGAGCTGGGCGAAAAAGACGACTGGACCGACCGATCGCTTTGGCGCAAGCCCAACCCGAATCTTGGCCGGACCGTCCTGGAGTCGTTCTTGGAGGCCGAGTTCCGCAAGGCTCAGGCCAGCCGGGCCAAGGAAAACGCCTTTCGAAACTGGCACCTGAATCAGTGGGTGCAGCAGGCGATTCGCTGGCTGGATATGCGGGAATGGGATCTGTGCAAATGCACCGAGCCGGCGCCCAAGGGAGCGAAGTGCTACGCGGGACTCGATCTGGGTATCACGCGAGACCTCACCGCATTCGCCATGGTCTTCCGGCTCGGGCAAAAGTTCATCGTGCGGCCTCATTTTTGGCTCCCAGAAGAAAACCTGGCAGACCGCATTAGGCGCGACCACGTTCCCTACGATCGATGGGCCGAAATGGGGCTGATCACCCTGACTCACGGCCGAACTACTGATTACCAGGTTGTGCGATCCAAAATCAACGAACTGGGCCGAACGCATAAGATTAAACAGATCGGTTACGATCCATATAACGCCGATCAGATATCGAAAGAACTCGGCGAGTCGGACGGGTTCGATATGGTGATGATCCGTCAAGGGTTCATTTCTATGTCGGAGCCCTCCAAGCTCCTTGACAAGCTGATATTAGACACGAACATTCACCACGATGGGAACCCGGTGCTCCGATCTCACGCGGAGAATGCAGCCATCCGCAAAGACCCTGCCGGCAACATAAAGCCAGACAAAGAGAGCGCTGCGGGGCACATTGACGGAATCGTTGCGTTAGTGATGGCTCTCAAGCTTGCCTCGATGGATGTAGGAAAGTCTAGTGTATATGCGCGGCGAGGACTTCAACAAGCATGAAGGCGATCACGATTGGCGAGGTTTGCCTGCTTGCGGCAATGGCTCTGCTCTCATGGTTTCTTGTAGAAATGGAACTTCACGATTGGGTTATCCTACAATGGAGCGGAATTTTAGCGATCCTTGGTGGGTTTGTGGTCTACAAGGCCTTCGGTGAACCTGGATGATTCTCGACCGCGTTTTCCCATTGCCCCGTTCGGCGCATCGTTCATCGCCTGAAAATCCATCGACCAATTTAGCCGATCCTGATTCTTGGCTCATCGACTACATGAACGGTGGGCCAACTGCATCGGGAACTCGCGTCAACGCGCAGACTGCTACTCGCGTCGTGGCGCTTCGGCGTTGCGTGCAAATTCTTTCTTGGACTCTGGCTTCTCTGCCGTGTCCGCTCTATCGACGCCTGTCCGACGATGACCGTGAGCGAGCTACCGACCATCCCAAGTACAATATCGTGCAGAATCGTCCCAATAAAAATCACACGCGGTTTATGTGCTTCTCGATCATTGAAGCCAACCGGAACATTTACGGCGACGGCTTCGCGTTCGTGGACTACGCGGCCAACAACCGCATTCTTTCGGTGAATCCGCTCAAGTCGGGCAACATGACCGTTGAAATGATCGCCGGGGAACTCGTATATACCTACAAGACGGCGGAACAGAACGTGAGGATTCCACGCGATGTCGTTTTGCATTTCCCTGGTCTCAATTTCGACGGCGTTCGCAGCCAATCGCCGGTAGATGCCTGCCGAGACGCAATTGGTCTCGCAATGGCGACAGAAGAATTCGCATCCCGTTACTTTTCCAACGGCCACAGGTGGGGGGGTGTTTTGTCGCACCCTGGCGAGCTTAAGGCCGATGGCATGCAAAACCTCCGCGAATCACTCGCCAAGGTCGGCAAGGGGATAGCAAACGCTCACAATCCCCTGATCCTTGAAGAGGGTATGACGTGGGCGCCAACGGCCAACAAGCCCGAGGAGGCACAATCGCGCGAGCACAAAGAGGACACGGTACGAGAAATCGGCCGGCTCTTTTCCATTCCACCGCACATGCTGGGCGTCGAACACTCCGAACCGCGATCCAATGTCGAACAGGAGTCGCTCGAATTCGTCATTTACACAATGGGGCCGATTGCGACCCTTTGGGAGCAGGAGCTTAACCGTAAGCTGCTCAGCGAATCCGAGCAAAAGGAATACTACTTCGAATTTCTGTTCGATGGGCTGCTCCGTGGTGACGCAAAGACCCGCGCCGAAGTCCAGTCCCTCAAGGTGAACAACGGCCTCATGACCCGCAACGAAGCGAGGCGCATGGAAAATCTGAACCGTAAGGACGGCGCCGACGAATTGACCGTGCAGGCGGCTTTGATTCCCATAGATATGCTCGGCCGGCAGCCGCAAAACGCACCACAGGCCAAGCCGCAGTCGCAACCGGGCAAGGAAGAAAAGGCATCGGACCTGTCGTTTTTGCGTCCCACGTTCCGTGCGGCCTTCCAAAGGCTCGCCGAGAAAGAGCAAAACGCCATCGATGCCGCTCGCAAGAAAGCAGAAAAGAAGGGCGAGGATTACTATATTTGGGTGAAGAAATTCTACGGCGATCACGTGGCCGCGGTACGAATGGTTTTAACGCCGCTCGTTGAAACTGTCGGGCAATTGCGCGCGTGGCCGCCGGAGAAAATTACCGCCACTGTGGAAATGTGGTCTTCGCGGTATGTGTTCGGGGCAGTCGAGGATGCCAAGTGGACGGAGGCGGAAAAGGTGAGAGAGCGAGCGGATGCAGCGCTCATGGAGATCGGCAATGGAACCTGAAAGAAGAGTGACCGCGCCCGGAACGCTTCGCGCGATTCGCGCCGAAGGCGATAAGCCGAAACTTTCCGGCTACGCGGCGGTGTTTAACAAACTTTCGGAAGATTTGGGCTGGTTCCGGGAAAAGATTGCGCCGGGCGCATTCTCGCGGTCGCTGCGAGAAAATGCCGACGTGCGGGCGTTGTTCAACCATGACGCCAATCAAGTGCTCGGACGTTCGAAGTCGTCAACGCTATCGATGGCCGAGGATTCGGAAGGGCTCAAGGTAGACATCTTGCCGCCGGATACCGTGGCGGGGCGAGATACTGTTACGCTCGTCGAGCGCGGCGACGTGTCTCAGATGTCTTTTGGGTTCATTACCCGCAAGGATGAATGGGACTACGAGAACATGATTCGAACGCTGATCGACGTTGACCTTTTCGACGTGTCAGTGGTCACGTTCCCGGCCTACCCCGACACAAGTGTTGCGAAGCGGTCGGTAGAGTTGTATCGCAAGCAAGTTTCCGAGTGGGAACGGGCGGCGATTGAGCGAGAAGCACGTGGTCGCGAAACAGGTGGGCTAGCGAGGCTCCAACTGATCGCTTGACATCAAAATTCTAAAACCTATGATTCCAGCGAAATCCAAATAGGGCGGCATCGGCTGAGGTTTCTTAGCTGACTCCAAGGCGATTCCGGCCCATCCAAGTTTGACGCCGATAGCACGACGTTGACTGGAACAGACGACGGTAAACCCCGTCGCTGCTCAGTCAGCGTCGTTTTCTTTGCGCGCGCGTGCCTGGGCGCGACACATCAAAAGGCACAATCCATGACACCAAAGGAAATGAGAGAAGAGCGGGTAAAGCTCCATGAACAGTCCCAATCCCTGAACAAGAAGGCCCGTGACGAAAAGCGGGATTTCACTGCCGAAGAGCAAGGCCAGTGGGACAAGATCTACGCCGAGATTGATCGGCTCGGGAAGCAGATCGAGCGTGATGAACGCGAAATGGGGCTCACGGCCGAATTCAAGGCGAACCCCAACGGCGACACGCGGGCGAGTGACGGCAATCCCGGCGCGGACCATCGTGGCGGGAACAAGGAAACCGCAAAATACACGCCCGGCGATGCGCTGAGAGGATGGTGCCTGGGGAACACGGCAGAGCTTACTCCCGAAATGCGCGCAGCCGCAGCGGCGTACAAGATCAATCCGGATTCGAAGGAACTCCGGATCAAGCTCTCCAAGAAGGCGTTTCGCAGCGTCAAGGATTGCGAACAGCGAATCGAAGAAATCGAAAAACGTGCACTGAGTGTAGGAACGACCACGGCTGGCGGATTCACGGTCGCCGACGAAACGAGCATGTACGCGAACATCGAACTATCGATGCTCGCGTTCGGCGGAATGCGACAGGTCTCCACTGTTCTTCGGACCGACACCGGCGGTCCGCTGCCCATTCCGACTTGCAACGACACCGGAAATACCGGCGCGATCCTGGCGGAAAACACAACCACGACCGCACTTGACGCCGTGTTTGCGCAATTGGTGCTCGATGCCTACAAGTATTCGAGCCGCCACATCCTTGTGTCCGTGGAACTGATGCAGGATTCAGCCATCAATATGGACGCCTTCATGGGCCGGATTCTTGGCGAACGCCTCGGGCGAATCACGAATACGCACTACACCACCGGAACCGGATCGAGCCAGCCTAATGGGGTCGCTACGGCTTCTGGTCTAGGAGTTACGGGCGGCGCCGGTGTTGCTGGCGCGTTCACTTACAACAACCTCGTGGATCTGCTGCATAGCGTTGACCCGGCATACCGAGTCGGCGGAAACGTCGGCTGGATGATGCGAGATGCTACCGTAGGAGCGATTCGTAAGCTTGTGGATGGTCAATCGCGTCCGCTGTGGGAGCCGAGCATGCAAGCTGGCGATCCCGACCGTGTGATGGGGTACCCGATCTACATCAATCAAGATGTAGCCGCAGTGGCCTTGTCGGCGAGATCGGTACTGTTCGGCAATTTCAGCAAGTACCTAATTCGAGACGTGCGGGAAATCATCCTGCTCCGTCTCAATGAGCGGTACGCCGACCTTCACCAAGTCGCTTTCCTCGCGTTCATGCGGACAGACGGGGATTTGCTCGATGCCGGTACGGACCCTGTGAAGCACTTCATTGGAAACGCCGCCTAATGCGAGTGCGTTTTCGAGAGTCAATAGCCACCGAGTGGATGCGGAATCCGGTCTGGTTCCACGCTGGAACTGAGGCGGATGTGCCGGATGAACTCGGTCAAAGATTTGTCGCCGCGGGCAGGGCGGTCGAATGTGCCGCCCTCGCCCCGCCGCCTGAGACAACCATGATGCGCGGCCCGCGCCCCAAGCAGCGGGCCGTTCGGGAGTACACAAAATGAGAATTCAAAACCTCTCAATCCTAACTCTGCCTACGCTGCACAGTGCCGCCGTGGCCGCCGGCCAAACGGACATCACGCCGTCAACTCCTATCAGCATGAACGATGGAGCACACGAGGGATGTCTGTTTTACGTGCTATTTGGAGCCATCACGGCCGGAGGCGTGCAGTCCGTTGAGATTCACTCTTCGGCTACATCGGGCGGAACCTACGCCATCGATGCTGCTGGTTCTGCGGTCGTTGTCGCCGACACTGACGACAACAAGATCGTCGTCTGCGAAATCTACCGACCGACCAATCCGTTCCTGAAGTGCATCGTAAAGCGGGCCACGCAGGATTCCGCAATCAATGGGATTCTTGCAATCCAGTACGGCGGGCGAAGGCCAAACCAAACGCCAGGTTCTACCATTGCTGGGCGTTCCGCTTCATTAGGTGGAACCGAAATCACGGACTTTGAGATCACGTGACAACGGCCGCTCTAGCAAATCCGAAGTTTTCGATTCGCCGATCCGTGCAACCGGCTTCGGAGCCGGTCACGCTCACGCAAGCTAAGGACCACTGCGGGGTGAGCGTCACAGATGACGACACGAAGTTGACGTCGTTTGTCACTGCGGCGCGCGAGGCTGTCGAAAACTACCTTAACCGCACGCTGATAACGACCACTTGGGTTATGCGGCTGGACGAATTGTGCGGGGAGATTCTCGTTCCGTTCTCACCGCTCATCGCCGTTTCTTCCATCGCATACGACGCCGCGGACGGAACGCCGACCACGTTGGATTCGGCGGAGTATCAGTACGACGCCTTTTCGGAGCCTGGGCGGATCAAGCCAGCGTACAACAAATTCTGGCCGATTCCACGGAGCCAATACAATTCCGTGCGAATCACGTTCACGGCTGGGTATGGAACGCTCGCAGCCGACGTGCCAGGGCCAATCAAGCAGGGAATCCTGGCGATGGTCGCCACTCTTTTTGCCCAGCGAGAAACGATAGTGCTGGACGGCAGCGTGGCCGATGTCCCGGAAGTGGCACGATTCTACCTGTATCCGTACCGGGTTTGGTGGATGTGATGAATGGCAAAGTTCCAACCCATCCCAAGCGGCCGGCTGCGACAGGTTGTGCAAATACAGACCGTGTCGCGCTCCAAGGGAACAACCGGAGAGACGATCGAGTCTTGGGCGACGGATGCGACGAAGCATCGCGCTCATATCGAACCCATCGTCGGGTCCGAGCACATGGCCGCGATGCAGATGACGCCGGATCTGACACACGTTGTCACGATGAGGCCAGTGTCTGGGCTGGAGAGCGTCAAGCGGTTGCTCGTAAACCTGACGCGAGTTTTCGAAATCGTGTCGGTGATTGATATGGAACTTCGGGGCCGGGAAACGGTCCTGCTTTGCAAGGAACTGCTGTAGTGGCTT